TCTTGTACTGGTTTTTGACCTGTTAAAACAGCAAACCTATCGTATCTATTATTTTTACTCCAACCACTACTTGAGCGAATTACAGATACAAATTTTCCTCTTACATCATTATCAAATGAAAGAGGCATAGCATCATCAAACCCCACTGATGTTCTTTTTATGACTATCATCGGCAAAATTAATACGCCGTTTTTATCTCTCAATGTCCCTCTAGCTTTTATAGACTTCCATCTTTCTTCATTCCCATAAAGAACAGGCACGGAAATAACCTCGTTCTGTTCTCTTACCTTTGGTTTCATTATGTTTCGGATGTGCTTGATAACCGCAGTATCTATTTCTTTTAAACCAATAGAAAAACCCTTACCAGCATTTTGACCACCTGGTTTTTTGATGACTACTTTAGGATTTCCTTTCTCACTTCTTATGCTAGTTTGGTCAGCACGATTTACATTTGACTCGTATCCAGCATTTTCATTTGTTATTGGTTTAATTGCCACGGCGTAGTTTCCTTAGTTTATCTAACTTACTTTCTGAATTATTTTTATACTCTTCGGACTTTAATCCTTTGGTTGAAACTTTATCTATTGATATTTGTTTCTCAATCGGAACATCAACTGCTCCTAAAGTTATGTTTTCCTTTTCTCCATAAATATTACCTTGTTTGAGTAAATCTATTATTTCATCGAACCTATCAGCTTTTGGTTCTTCATATACATTCTCAATGATTTCATCAACTGCATCTTCTACTCTAACAGGTTTTACATGATGTGACCTACGAGGTTTCATCACAAGGGTTTTATCTAATAATTGAATAGCCATTATCTTGGTCGTTCCTCAATGTTAATTGATGACAATCTACTACGATGTGCTGTAGCTTTTATAGCGTGACTAAAGTTTGGATGACCACCAATAAGTTGTGGTTCAGTCACTCCATTTATTTCCCAATACCAATCATTCCAATCACATATATCACCAGCCTCAGGAAAAAAGTTTAGTGAACCACTAGCTAAATTATTTCTTTGGAACATCAAATCAATTGTAGAGTTAGTGTCTGGTCCTACTTCTTGAAATTGTTCTACTTCAGGTGCGTTGTATCGTATCAAACAGTTGACTCTAAACCCTACATTAAAATACTTTGTTGTACTTTCTCCATATATATTTGATGGTGTGTGTTCAGTTGCTACTTTGTAAATATCAACGGACTGGCCGACTATTTCATCAATCAGTTCTTCGTTCATATGGTCAACTAAGTTTATTTCCTTTTGGGAAATAAAAAATGGTCGTGTAGCAGACATTTATTTACCCTATGTATATGTTCAACGGAGCTTTAGCCAATACCTCTCTTTGAGCATTTGACTCTTCTGCTTCCGCTTTTAATTTTTCTGTCAAAGATACTGACTCTAAGAACTCTTTTAATTCTTCTAGTAATTGTGTTTTTTCTTCTCTACCCTCAGTTTTTAGGGCTTCCCCATCTAATGTCACCTCACCATCAGGAATTGGCATAGAACTATACTTACTTCTGATAATACCTAGTAACTCTTTGGCAAGGGCGTATGTGTACTTCCTAATCCATTGACGACCTGGTTGATTAATGGAACTATAGGTAATAAATCTATATGGAACATTAGAAGGATCAGATACACCACCTTGTAAAGAAGCACTAACATTGTTTGTGTTTCTAATATCATCTTTAACATAGTATTCAAAATATATTTTTTCTCCATTATCATTTGATATTGGTTTTGGAAAAATTCTTAAATTATTATTGTGTATTTCAAAAGAGTAAGCACTCTTCCTCACCAAATCCGATGTTTCAATAGCATTCGCCCTAGCTAAATCATAAGAGATTGGTTTTAGTATAAATGATATTGCCGGAGAAACATTACCGAATCCAAAAGCATCAAGTAATTGTCTTTGGTCAAATGTACCCGCATAAGGATCGTAGAACCTTGATACAGCTGCAGGTTGGTGATTAAATACTCTGTGAACTTCTATTCTTTTTCCACTTTCACTTATATTAGCCCAAACATCTTGTAAATCATAATCTTGTTTTGAACCAGTTAATGTTATAAATCCTTTTTTCAAATCATAGTTTTCATTCAATCCAACAGCTTGTCCATATTTATCAGAAAGTGTTATAGAAGGACCAAGAGATGGTGTGACAGGATTTGATGAACCGGTGCTTAAAGAACCAGATATTCTACTCTTCTCTCCATATTGTTCCCACATCCAATTCTTAATATTATAGTTATTGATGTGTTGTGAATATTCATTTACTGCTTCTTCAAAACAAGCATAGATAGAACCACTTGGTATTTCAAGTTGTAAAACAGGAAAACCAAGTCGTTTAGCACACCACTTAGTGACTGATTGAATATCAGTTGCAAATGTGGAATCTGAATCGTAAGTTCCATATGGAGTTTGTCCTTCTATAAAAGCACCTGATGGATCTTCATAAGCATATTCTAATTTTGGCATAATGTAATTCTCCTACCTATAAATATATACTTTATAAAAACAAAAGGGGAAAACCGAAGTCTTCCCCTTATGTTATGTATCAGAATTATGATTAGATTAAACTAAATCAAGTGATTTACAATGAATCAAACCATAGAACTCTGGACGAATCATCTTCTTAGCGTATCTCGTCATCACACCTTTTCTTGGTGTAAAATCACTAGGATCATATACCAATGGAGTTGTAATCAACGGCACATAAGGACTGTAGACAGCGCCAGTTTCTAAGAAGTTATTTCCTCTGAATCCAACAAGGATGGAGTTCTCAGTCATATAAGGATTCTTATAGACTGTGTAACGACCAGCAGCTTGACCTATCTTAGAGATACCCATGCTAAACTGTTCGTTTCCACCATCACCTGGTTGACTTACATATCCAGGTAGTGATTCAAGAATAGTAGCGACCTTTGGAGCAACAACTACAAAGTTAGCACCACCACGAAGTGTCAAACGATGAATTTCATTTGATACTTTTTGAATCTTGGATACAAGAGTTTGATACCATTCGAAACGAGTTCCATAGAATACATTCGAATCGAAAGAGTTAGTACCAGAATTAAAATCCTCACCAGCTTTTGCTGACCAGTATTCTTCTGTTACAGCATCTGAAATTAACATATCAAGGATTTCCAAATCAATTTCCATTGATATGTAATCACTTAACATACTTGTTAATTCAGCTTCTGCATCAACAGAGTGATAAGCGTTTAAGTCTTGAGCAAGCTCAGGTGACCAAACAGCTTTCAACTTACGAGTCTTAGCAACAATTGGTAAAGACCTCATTTCGAGGTTAACTTCAGGAATGTTCAACTGATTTACAGTAGCATCACCTACTCTATCTTCAAAATCACCTCTGTTACCAGCATCAGGCTGTTGAACGAAATCAACACTATAAGATCCGGTAGCTGCGGCAGCAGTTGAAGCAGACACAATCAATGTGATTGTATCGCCACTGATTGAAGCATGCTGTGGTAGGTTCTCTACAACATCACTTGAAGTGATATCCCAAGAACGGACAGCAAGTTTGTCTGCTCTTGTTAAACCATCAATACTACCAGTCATCTTGAATAGCTGACCAGCGGAACTAGCAGACAATTCTGAATTAAAGTCGATGTCTTTAAAAGTAGGTATTGTAGCACCACCAAAAGTTACATTTGTTGTAGATTGACTAATTGAATATCCATATTTACCAACACCATAAAGTCCACCTTCACCAAAAGGTGCAACTGAACCGGATGGGTTGTTAGGACCTGTTTTTCCGTGAAGTGCATCACCGGAAGTAAATTTACCAACACTTGTACCATACTTGAAATCAAGATAGAATACAAGGCCGGAAGGTAAGTTCATAGGCTGAACAGAAACAAGTTCCTGTGCTACGATATTACCAAAAACTCTTCTTACAAGTGGAAGAGCAACTCCAGACCATTCTTCATCTCCAATACCAGCACCGGCATTTGGTGAAGTTTTAGAGTTCTCAGAAATCAATTGACGAGCCTGGTTTTCTAGCAATACAGCCATACCAGATCTCTGCCAATCATTTTCCATTCCTTCTAAAAGTC